TTTCAAAAATAGCGATAGTGTTCAACGTATCTCTTAAACTAGTCATACTAGTCAATGCGTCAGCCATATTCTCACATTCCCAAATCTTATTAATCACATCCTCAGCATTCGTATTATCAAAGATATCGTCGGGGTGTAGAGTTACACTCTTATCCTCTTTAGTAATATACTTACAAGCACGCTTCCAATTAGCTTTAGCTTTTATCTTACTTATATTCGGGTGAATACCACGAAAATCAAACACACGACAATTTCTACTTTGAAATACACGACCAAAATCAATAACGACATGGCTATGTTCGTAAGGCGTCAGCTCATCATTCTCACCATTCTCATGGGCTATATAACATCTCTTGGGTACACCAACAAGCCCAAGGATGAAAATATCAAACGCATCTTTATCAATGTGCGTCTTATAAGTTAACATTAACTTTTGGTTCTGGATTCTAAATCCACAATCAACTAGGATATCTAAGTCACTAAGTAAGTCAGTCATTTTAAATAAAAATCTTCTCTCAAGAAAATTCTTCTAAAAAATTTTTGAAAAAAAATTAAAAAAAAAATATATAAAAATGGCATACACTAAAAATCCACTTAGATCCGCAAAAAAATGGGTAGTCCGAAATACCAAAAAACGATACACGACCAAAACGGGAGGTGTTCGCGTTTCACGCATAGCTAAAGACGTTGCTATGCTTAAGAACGTTCTTAACCCAGAAAAAAAATATAAAGACTCTCAAGTCATTACGACGGCAACTAACCTATATCCTGATGACCCGTTTGTATCAAACTTCAATCTAGTAAATATCGCCAAGGGTGATAACATGGATAATAGAAATGGCAATTCTATTAAACTCTCTTCAATTCATTTTACAGCAAAGATTACACTAAACGGCGCAGCATCTCATGTAAAGACAAACTACAGGATATACCTTATTCAATTCAACGGGTTACAACCCGCAACTACAAGAGCTTTAATATGCGACCGCATGTTCGAAAGATCAACTTTAGACGGTACACGTACCGATTTTACTTCGCATAGAAATATCGAACAAATGAAAGATATAAAAATCCTAGCCTGTATAAAAGGCTCAATAGCATCAGAACAGATCTCTGGTCAAGCTGAATCTAAAACAGTGGTACTCCACAGAAAATTCAGAAAACACGTCAGATGGGATACGGCAAACGCTATCCAAGAAGGCGAAATTTACATCGTTGGTATTGCAGATAGAGGCACAGACGCCTCAAACGATGGTCTAACTATAACCGGGTATTCATGTCGAGTTTACTGGTACGACAATTAAACATTTATAATTATAAATATTATTCAAATTCTATCTACTCTCCCAGCGGAGCGACTACGCGTCAGCGTCTATTATAACAGGATCTCGATAAGGCTTGAATCTAGGTTTCTCACCCCTATTTAATGTTACGGGGGTGAGCTCTAAGTTCTCAATCTTGAAAACTTTCCATCTATCTAGCGACAAAGCCTCATAAGCAGGCATAAAATTCGCTAGTACAACAACATGCATCTCAGGCAACCAGACAACCCCTCCCGTATATTTAGTACAAGTAATGTACCCATCAACAATGATTTCCATTGCTTCATAAATATTGGTTCTATCCGCATAGGACCGAGATAAATTCAAAAAAACGGTGTTTCCTCTAAATCCTTGGTTCCAAAAAGTATGCATGTTCTGGGCAAAATCACTTATTTTCCCTATGTTATTTAACATCACAGCTTTCTCCGGGCAGGTAAGACACATCCATTCGGCAAATCTAGATTTTCCACTACCACCAATTGGATCACATATCCAATTTACAGTACGACCATCAGGTCTAAATTCTAATTTCTCAACTAATTCCTTCTGCCAAGGATAAAACTGGGCTTCATGAATGCGGGGATTTGGTTTATCAATAGGTTTCCTTTCAAAAATAGCGATAGTGTTCAACGTATCTCTTAAACTAGTCATACTAGTCAATGCGTCAGCCATATTCTCACATTCCCAAATCTTATTAATCACATCCTCAGCATTCGTATTATCAAA